GGTCATCGCCCTGGCCTGCATCCTGTTCTTTGGCGGATACATCTTCAGCGTGACCTTCCTGCCCCCGGAGGCGAACAGTGAGGCGGTCATCAACCTCGTGCTGGGCTACCTTGGCGGGGTGGTTTCGGCGATCGTTAGCTTCTACTTTGGCGCCAGCCAGAAGCAGGACTGAGCCCATGAAGACCGGACCCGAAGGCCTGGAGCTGATCAAGCACTTTGAGGGCTGCGAGCTCAAGGCCTACTGGTGCCCGGCCGGGGTCCTGACCATCGGCTATGGGCACACCGCCGACGTCGACGAGGGCGACGAGATTGACCAGGACGACGCCGACAGGCTCCTGGAGGCGGACCTGGAGGAGTTTGAGCACTATGTGCTCCAGTTCGTCGAGCCTGAGCTCACGCAGCACCAGTTCGACGCCCTCGTGGCGTGGACCTTCAACCTGGGGCCGGGGAACCTCAAGGAAAGCACGCTCCTGAAGCGCCTGAACGAGGGCGACTTCGATGACGTGCCGGCCCAGATCCTCCGGTGGACCAAGGCCGGCGGCAAGGAGCTCCCCGGTCTTGTCCGCAGGCGCGAAGCTGAGGCTTTGCTGTTCCTCGGGGAAGACTGGCGGAAATGTCTAGCCTAGCCCTCAAGGACTTCGACCTCCTTTCCGATAGTGAAAAGGCGGAGGCCATGGCCCTGCTCAAGCGCTACGACGCGCTTGAGAAGCAGGAGAGCGCGCAACAGAACTTCCTGTCCTTCGTAAAGACCCAGTGGCCGGACTTCATCGAGGGCCGCCACCACCGGATCATCGCCGAGAAGTTCGACCGCATCGCCGCCGGCAAGCTGAAGCGCCTGATTGTCTGTCTTCCGCCTCGGCACTGCTTGGAGCTCGACACGCCGGTGTTGACCACCGATGGATGGAAGACCATGGCCGAGGTTCAGGTCGGCGACCATGTCTTTGGTCCGGACGGGAAGCCGACCAGGGTCACCGGCAAGTCTCCGGTTTACGAGGACGTCGAGCTTTACCGGGTGACGACCAACGACGGCGCCTCGGTCATCACCGACGCAAAGCACCGCTGGTGGGTGCGTTTGGACCGGAAGCACAAGCAGTTCAAGGAGTACACCACCGAGGAGCTCTGGTGTCGTGATCAGGGCGCTTTTTTGCGTCGCCACAAGAACGGCACCCTTGAGCTAAAGCCGGGGATGGTTCAGAACCCCAGGGCGGCAATGATCCCGGATAGCGACGCTGCGGAGCTCCCTGAGCAGGACCTTCTGGTCGATCCCTATGTGCTCGGTCTCTGGCTCGGGGATGGCAACCGGACTCAGGCCATCATTACTGCGCATGATGACGACGCAGGCTTCTATCGGGCAGAGTTTGCTCGCCGCGGTTATGAGACGACCGACCAGGCGACCTATTTCACTTTTGGGGTTTTGGGCCTGAAGGTGAAGCTTCGCGACCTTGGGGTTCTTGGGAACAAGCATATCCCTGAGGCTTACATGATCGGGAGCATCGAGCAGCGCAAAGATCTTGTGCGCGGCTTGATGGATTCGGATGGCAACGTCTCGAAAGCCGGGCAATGCTTCTTTGCCCAGAAGGACCGTGCGCTGATTGATCAGTTTAGGGAGCTCCTTTGGTCCCTCGGTGTCAGAAACACGGTGCAAATTTCTGAGGCAAAAATTGGCGATCGGTCTTATGGGCTGACCTACAAAGTTTCTTTCTACGCTCCGGATCTCTGCCTTCTGCCCAGGAAGCGCGAGCGAGCGAAGGCGACAATCCACGGGCGCTTCATCCGCATCGAAAAACTTGAGCGCCGAGGTGATGTCCAATGCGTGCAGGTAGAGCGTGACGATGACCTATTCCTTGCCGGGAAGGGTCTCGTTTGCACTATGAACAGCAAGTCGGAATTTGCCTCGACCTTCTTCCCGGCGTGGATGATGGGCCGGCGCCCGAACCTCAAGATCATTCAGGCAACCCACACCGCGGAGCTCGCGGTGCGGTTCGGCCGCCGGGTGCGGAACATCATCGACAGCGATGAGTTCCAGGAGGTCTTCCCGAGCCTGCAGCTTGAGGGCGACAACAAGAGCGCTGGCCGCTGGACCACCAACGGCGGCGGCGAGGCCTTCTACTCGGGCGTGGGCGGTGCTATCACCGGCCGCGGTGCTGACCTGCTGGTGATTGACGACCCTGTATCGGAGCAGGACGCGCTCTCGGCGACGGCCCTGGATGGTATATACGAGTGGTATACATCAGGCCCCCGACAGCGTCTCCAGCCCGGCGGGATCATCGTCATCGTCATGACCCGGTGGTCGACCAAGGATCTCGTGGGGCGCGTCCTGAAGAAGCAGGGCGACGACTACGCGGACCAGTGGGAGGTGGTGGAGTTCCCAGCGATCATGCCCGAGAGCGAGGAGCCGCTCTGGCCCGAATACTGGAAGAAGGAAGAGCTCCTCTCGGTCAAGGCCTCGCTGCCCATTGCGAAGTGGAACGCGCAGTGGATGCAGAACCCGACCGCCGAGGAGGGCTCGATCGTCAAGCGCGAGTGGTGGCGGCGCTGGGAGCCGGACCATGTCCCGGCCTATAGCTACGTCATCCAGTCCTACGATACGGCCTATTCCAAGAAGGAGACCGCCGACTACTCGGCGATCACCACCTGGGCGATCTTCCAGCCCGAAAATGACGGGCCCGAGCAGATCATCCTCCTCGACGCCAAGCGCCTGCGGGTAGACTTCCCGGAGCTCAAGCGCGCGGCCATGGAGGAGTACCGCTACTGGGAGCCGGACTGCGTGCTCATCGAGGCCAAGGCCTCGGGCACGCCCTTGACCCACGAGCTCCGGCGCATGGGGATCCCGGTGACGGCGTATACCCCGAGCCGGGGTCAGGATAAGATTGCGAGGATGAACAGCGTGGCCCCGATCTTTGAATCGGGTATGGTCTGGGCTCCGGAGCAGACTTTTGCCGAGGAGGTCATCGAGGAGATGGCGTCGTTCCCCTACGGGGACCATGACGACTTTTGCGACTCGGCGACCATGGCGCTGATGAGGTTCCGCCAGGGCGGATTTGTTACCCTGGACGAGGACTACCAGGAAGAGATGCGGCCGCTACGGCGAGACAGGGTGGTGTACTACTAATGGCTATCGAAAAACGCGAGCTAGGCACGCAGGACGATCCCGACGTCATCCCCATGGGGAACCAGGTCGAGGTCTTCCCCGAGCCCTCCCGGGAGGACCAGGTGCGCGACGCGGCCATGGTCCTGGTGGCGGAGGAAGGGATCCTCATCGACGACGAGATCGACGCCGAGCCGGAGATGATGCAGGCCGCCCACGACGAAAACCTCGTCGACTACCTCGACCAGGGCGACCTTTCGACCCTGGCCGGGGACGTGCTGTCCTCGATCAAGGGCGACAAGGATTCTCGCTCGGACTGGGAGAAGACCTACGTCGACGGCCTCAAGTACCTGGGCATGCGCTTCGACGACACCCGCTCCCAGCCCTTTGAGGGCGCCTCTGGCGTAATCCACCCGATCCTGGCCGAGGCCGTGACCCAGTTCCAGGCCCAGGCCTACAAGGAGCTCCTGCCGGCCAAGGGCCCGGTGAAGACCGAGATCGTCGGCATGCGCACGGTTGAGGTCGAGCAGCAGGCCGAGCGCGTCGGCAACTTCATGAACTTTTACATCATGAACGTCATGGAGGAGTTCGACCCCGAGCTCGACATGCTCCTGTTCTACCTGCCCCTGGCAGGCAGCGCCTTCAAGAAGGTGTATTACGACACGGTGGTCGATCGCGCGGTGAGCAAGTTCATCGCCCCCGAGGATCTGATCGTGCCCTACGAGGCCCCGGACATGTTCTCGGCCGAGCGCGTGACCCACGTCCTCAGCATGAGCAAGAACGAGATTCGGAAGCTGCAGCTGAATGGGTTCTATGCCGACATCGAGCTCAAGGGCGGCAGCGGGCACTACTCCCGGGACGAGATCGAAGAGCAGATCGACGAGATCGAGGGCCAGTCGCCGTCCTATCAGGAGATGCGCGACCGCACGGTCTACGAGGTCCACACGATCCTCGACCTACCGGGCTTTGAGGACGTCGGCGAAGATGGGGAGCCCACGGGGCTCAAGCTGCCCTACATCGTCACCATCGACGAGGACTCCCAACAGGTCTTGGCGATCCGCCGCAACTGGCGCGAGCAGGACCCGGCGAAGCGCAAGATCAATTACTTCGTGCAGTTCAAGTTCCTACCGGGCCTGGGCTTCTACGGCCTGGGCCTGAGCCACATGATCGGTGGCCTGTCGAAGGCCGCGACCTCGATCCTGCGCCAGCTGATCGACGCCGGCACCCTGGCCAACCTGCCCGCCGGCTTCAAGGCCCGCGGGATGCGGATCCGGGACGAGGACAACCCGCTCCAGCCTGGTGAGTTCCGGGACATCGACACCACCGGCGGCAGCCTCCGGGAGAACCTGATCCCGCTCCCGATCAAGGAGCCGTCGAACGTCCTCATGCAGCTGCTCGGGCTGCTGGTCGAGAGCGGCAAGCGCTTCGCCAGCATCGCCGACATGAACGTCGGGGACATGAACCAGCAGATGCCCGTGGGCACGACCGTGGCGCTCCTGGAGCGTGGCACGAAGGTGATGAGCGCGATCCACAAGCGCCTGCACTACAGCCAGAAGATCGAGTTCCAGCTGATGGCCCGGGTGTTCAACGAATACCTGCCGCCGGAGTACCCCTACCAGACGGGCTCTGGCCAGCAGGTGATCCTGAACCAGGACTTCGACGGCCGGGTGGACGTGATCCCCGTCTCGGATCCGAACATCTTCTCCCAGAGCCAGCGCATCACCATGGCCCAGGAGCTCATGCAGCTGGTCCAGTCCAATCCCGAGATCCATGGCCCTCGCGGGATCTATGAGGCCTACCGGCGCATGTACGCGGCCCTGGGGGTCGACGACATCGATACCCTCCTGCAGCCGCCCCAGGAGCCTCAGCCGCCCATGCCGGTGGATGCGGGCCTGGAGAACTCCGGCCTGCTTCTCGGCCAGCCTGCGCAGGCCTTTGAGCCCCAGAACCACGTCGCGCACGTCGACGCGCACCGCCAGCTGTTCCTGACCCAGGTGGTCAAGGAGAACCCGCAGCTGCAGGCGATGATCATCAGCCACATGCTCCAGCACCTGCAGTTCCGGGCCGCTCAGCTGGCTCAGCAGCAGCTTCCGCCGGAGGTGATGCAGCAGATCCAGCAGCTGCCCATGCTCGCGCAGCAGCTGCCGCCGGAGCAGGTCCAGGCCTTCCAGCAGCAGGTCCAGATGCTGATCGACCAGCTGGCCTCACCGATCCTGGCCCAGCTGACGGCGGAGCTCATGGAATCGATTGGCCAGGGCAGCGCCGATGATCCCCTGGTGCAGATCCGCCAGCAGGAGCTTCAGCTGCGTGCCGCTGAGCTCCACCAGGATCAAAGCGAGAAGATCGGA